CCGACGGTCTTTGTCGGGTACATAGATCCTGGCGCTACTTCAGTATTACGATATTGTTCAGCATTCAAGAACTTAGGATTAAAGAATGTCTGTGGGATACTATGTTCAATACACTGTAGTTCAAGCGAAACAAGATTAACTGTAATCTCCTGAACCGCAGTTACTAAAGTTCCTAGTGCATCATAGTGAACATAATTAGTCATTGGATTAAGCATCAAAGTCCAATGATCATCTAAACTCTGATTGCAAGCCTTGACGAATGTATCATTCACAAATAGTGCATAACAACCATCAGGAAATTTCTTCTTTAATTTCTTCATCAGTTTATCGTCACGCACTGAATTAAAAGCCGCAGGTCTTAACCACCAGTTTCTACAGGTTGGTGTATTTAGTGGATATTCTCCACGATATTGAGGACTGAGACGACCCCACCGTTCATATAATTGATTGCCATCTTCAGACGTAATCTTGGTATCAGTAGTATTATTATCACTCATAATATCTCGAAGTTCAGGATGTTCTTCGTAGATATTAGTATAATGTGTTTCGTAGTTATAACTTAGATAAGTGCATTCATCCTGAGTTCTAGCCCAGTTAGGAATCTTAACAAATAATCCACCATTGACTTCAAGTTTCTGTCTAGTCTTTGGTTGTCTTGTTACACCAGTCAATCTAGTAATAACGATCTTATCTTTACGTAATTCTGGATCTACTTCAATCTGACATTGAGGACAAAGTAATTTATTATTATTTAGTAGATCGTGTAATACGACATCGTCATCACCAGGATCGAATTCATCTTTTTCTTGATCTGCAATTTCATGACTCTGTTGTAATTCCTGTTCCATTAAGACAGTACCACAATTTGGACATACTGACTGAGTACCATCTACTAATTCATCATGTGATTCTCGAATGTCAACAGAGCCGTATTTTTCATCTTCATCAGTATAATTATATGCAGCGACCATTCCTTGAAGTGATAGAATCCACAACATCCTTACCCAAAGTAATGGTGCATCGATATGGTTATAAATCAACGCTGCGATTTTTGTTCCGCCTTTGGCAGTAAGTACATCATTGACGTTGTCTGCATCATCTGGGATACATTTGATGGGCGGTACTGTAGTTGAAAGTGCAGCGATAATTGTTTCAAGGTAAGCTCGAAAGACGTTAATGTTTTTGTCGTAGTAACCAGCTTCATTATCATCTCCTGAACCATCAAAAGAACCACCACCCCAAATACGCCAATCATGTGCTACATAATCCCAATAGAAGTTATTAAATCCAGCCCACATTAATTCTAGACGTTTCCAATCACGAATTTGACGTTCGCGAACAGGACGATCCTCATTCTCGAAATCATCCACTATTGTTCTAATAGCGTTGATTTCTTCGTCGCTTAATTCTAAACTGTCAAACTTTTTCATTTGCTTCCAGATGTCTTACATAGAGATGATGAACAATATCTAAATGATCACAAATACATTGAAGCAATGACCAAAATGTTATTGCACTAACTCTAAATCCACATTCCGGACAGGTTGCATGGATATGCGTTGCAATCCTCATGAAACTCTTTTCATCTTAGCAAACTTACTCATCTTCTTCTTTGGTTCTTCAGATAACATCTTAGCCGCAACTTTAGGTGATGGACCAACTGAATTCTTTAATCCACCATGAGCTGCAGCTTGCATGAATCTAAACTGTTTAGCTGATTTAATCTTGTTGGGCATTACTGAGCTACTCCATATTGAGTCATTACTCGTGGATCATAATTGTTACCTAAATTCAATCCAAGCATCGAACTAAACTGTGGCTGATTAGCAAACATCGGTGGAGTTACTGGACCATTATTAGCATATCCACTAATTCCACCTGTGGGTGGTGAATACGGCTGACGTTGAGCTGTTGGTATAAAATCACCAGCACTAGATGGATCACCAGCACTAGATAGAGATAACTGATTCGGACCAGACTGTCCCATTGGAAACTGTAACTGTCCACCAGAAGGATTAAACTGTTGATTCATTGCATTAGATCTTTGAGCTTGAATAGCTTGCCAGATCATATTCTGCATCTGATTCTGATTACCAGTTTGATTACCTAACATTGATCCACTAGCACTCTGATTCATAGAATTAGGGTCATTAGGATTCCATTGCCAGTGAGATCCTTGACCAGAACCAAATGCGAAACCAACATCAATAGGAATACCATCAGGTCCAATAATACTATCCTTACCACTCATCCTATAACCTAATGGACCTAATTCCTGCATTGCAGCTTGCAGACCTTCGGTACTAGATGGATATTTAGATAAGATACGACCTACATCATATTTAGGATCATGCTTATTAGGATCATTCCATTTAGATTGATCAAAACCTGGAGGTGCTTGTTGACTAACATTACCTGCTGCAATAGATCCTAACATTGTTCCATTACTTACTTGACTTGGAGGATTGGGTTGCATCTGACTAACATTATTATATCCACCACTACCAGATATTCCAGTAGTATTAGAACCTTGTGAAGGATTCATCCAAACAGTATTTGCATTATTCTGGGTATTAGGATCACCAGTCAAATACTGATTCTTATTGATTGTCTGATCGTATGGATTATTAGATTGCTGATCCATTAATGCCATTATTCAGTTCCATTCAGCAATTCATTCTCTAACTGTTCGGTCGTCTTAGAATTCTCAATAGATTGTCTTGCAACCTTTGCTAACTCTCTAGCTCTATTCAAACTTGCGAGTTCAAGCTCTTGTTTCTTAAGATGCCAAGGTTTATAACTACTATTATTCAATGGAACGAAATCTTCATTCGACTCTTCGAGTCGTTCAATAGTTTTAGGTGTGATGATGAAGTTAATAATCCTTTGAGTCTCCAGCCGTTGTTTATCCAACTCCATTCGATACCACTCAACATCGTTATTCACAACGAAGCGATTATCGAAGAATCGAATTAACGACTTTGCTAGAGACTCAAAGACTAATTTAACTAGTTCCATTTCTTAACTTCTCGTGCAAATCTCTCATTTAACCAATTGCTCATACTATATACAAAATAATCATCCTGAATTAAAATCATTCTATACAGAATAATATTTGTAATATCAGCCTTTAAATTTGATAAAAATCTCTTCTGTTTAATATTAAGCATGATATGAGCTAGAACTTCCACGATGATATCTAGATATTGGTTGTTGAATCTCTTCCGATTCTAACTTGCGCATATTACGATAGAACTGAGTTACGTCACCTGTTTCATTTAATCGTGTAATGACATCATTAGTAGCTTCAAGCTGCTTTGCCTTATCACTAGCCACACCAAAGAACTGATCGGCAGAATGTAACAGCATCCTAACCATGTCATAAGGATCATCTCCATTGAATTCTTTTACATCTTCCTTCTTCTTACCATCAGATCCTTCATTCTCGTACACACAAGCTTTAATTGCATCACATACAAGTTTTACATCAGGACTATCGAAGAACTGAACACGAGGAATATCTTCAATCTCATTAATCTTATTATATACTGCTAGATACTGTTCGTACTCTTTACGACTTCTATTACGTAGTAACCACTGAGCAATCTCATTATCAAACTCACCTGACTGTTCAGCCGTTAATTGAGGCTTCTGTTGCCATCTAAGATATTCATGCAACAACATCTTACCAGCAAGTCTGTTCTTTTCACCTAGCCGTATTCCAACTCCAAGTGCTTCACTTACTTGTTCTAGAATAGTGTGAGGATCACCGCGATGCTGATTAGCACTATGACAAATGACAATATCACTTGGCTGTTCTTTGTCGATGAACATTCTGACAGACGGCGCCCATTCCTCAATCTTTCTGCCCGTAAAGTGTTGGTGCCTATATACATATAACTTCTTATTTGGTGATATTGCTCCCCAACCAATAGAGCACATTGCTGAATATCCCCAATCAATTGCACAAATTCGTGGCCACCAATTAGGAATAAGAAATGGTTTAACTACATGTAATGCATTAGCTGGTTCATCAACATAATGAACATCACGGAATTCTTCAAATACTTGTCCTAGATATGCTTCCCAATTTCCATAGAGTTTAGCTTGCTTCTCTGCTTCTGGAAGTAATTCTAATCCAGCACGATAATTAGGATCAATGTGAGGATTATCAGCTTGTGTAGCGTGAATATAAATTCGACTGTTGCCACCTTTACCGATTATTCGCTTGCCACCAGTAGGATATGGATCAACAAATCGTTTCTTTACCCAAGAATGTCCAACATCACCTGGCATTCCTCCCGCTCTAATTACGGCTGGTAATAGAGGATCACTACTCCTAACACGAGTAAAACCAATATAAGAGTATTTAGAATAAGTGAGCGAAGTAATCTCATCTGGAGAGTAAACATTAATTTCCATCCCATCATAGATATGAACATCCTGCTCGTTTTCGCAATGTCCCAAATAGACTCTAGCACCTGTTGGTTTAGCTCCACTACCGAATTGATCAAGTCTCGGGAATGTCCAGAGCATATCTGATTCGTTGAAGATGGCTCCGAATTTAGGATAAATTTCATAAGACCTCGGAAGAATTTCCTTCTTAATCTGCTTCGTAGTTCCTCTCATGATTAACTGTTTGTATCGTGAGTTTTCGTGAAACCCATGTACAACAGGAAACATGAGAATTACTTCTGTCTTTGCAGATCCAGCACCACCACCATATAATGCTTCACGAATAGAAAATGGAACAGACAAAAATGCAGCCTGTTTCTTTGTAGGTTTCCATTCGTTAGCTAGATTAAATGGCATCTCTATCCATTCACATCAATCTTGTCAACAACATTCCAATCAGGATCAATCATTACTATTCCACCAGGACTTACTGGACCTTTTTCCTTCAGTGTCTTTAAATCTGGTGAAGTTCCTTTATTCTTTGCAAGTGCATCAATCAATGTGAGAATTCGATTATGAGTCACAGCGATATGAGTATCATCATCTTCAACTAATGATTTAACAAATGGAGCTACTCTATCATAGAATTGATTATAACTC